GATAGATTCATGCGCTTATGTCAGAATAAGAAAGATTTAGCTTTTTATGATGTTAAAAATACTATCCTTAAATTGAAGAATTTTAAGATGGATATGATGACTCATAATGAAGTGGCTAGTTCTAGACCTGTCCCTCTTTGTTTGCTATTGTTTAGCGAACCTGGATGTGGTAAATCATACATTATGAAGTTCATTATCAAGATCGTTGGTGATGCTATCGGGAAGACAGTTTCCGATAAGATGGTTTATAATAGAAACGTCGGAGAAGAATTTTGGAATAATTTCAAATCCGATCAGTGGGCTATTATTAAAGATGACATATGTTCTAGACAACCTATATATGATCAAGGTGAAGATGTTAATGAAACTTTACGTATTGCTAATAATGTAGGTTACATGACTAATCAGGCTAGTCTGCCAGATAAAGGAAAGACTCCAGCTATGCCTCATCTTTATATGGCTACCACCAATATTAAGAGCCTAAATGCCGGCAAATATTCTATAGCTCCATCTGCTATTCTCAGAAGATTTAAGTATGTTATTACTGTTGTCGTTAAAGAAAAGCATAGAGTTCCCGGTAAAGAGGAGATAAATTCATTGCATGAGAACGAAGAGACGTTGCATGTTAATGCAGATTGTTGGTATTTCATTATCGAACAAGTGTATATGGGAGTTAATGAAGTTGTCTATGAGAGAATTAATCCTCTAAATTTTGAACCTCATAATCTAACAGAGATTGAGAATAAAGATACAGGAGGAGGTAAATTCGTACTTGATAGATGGCAACTTAGTAAAACCATTTTCCATTTAGCTACCAATCAGAAGCATAAAGCCGATATTATTAAAGGCGTTATGGACGATATGTTCACACATACTTTGTGCCATAATTGTTTTCAATATCATGACGGATTGTGTGTTGAAAAACAAGGTATTCATCATGTAGAGATGTTTTATTCACTGATTGCGTACCATTACATAGCTTTTGTATTTATTCTATTTGAATATGAGAATATATCGTGGCTTGCTAATTTATTGTATAAGTATGGACCTAAGAGGATAAAACGCGTAGATGCTGCTTGTGAGCGCATTAAAACGTACGCCGTTGATAAAGTCCATCCTAAGATAAGAGATGCTAGGGCTATATTTATGATAATGAGTAGCTGTGTAATTGTTGGTATGACAGTCCATAAATACAGGGAAAGAGCAAAATGTAGATTGAATGATTATTGGAAAGATTCCACGGTGGACACCAATATCCAAATATCCCCTGAAAGCAAGTCTATAACTAGTGCTCAAATAGTCGAGAGGTTTAAAGATAATACTTATCATTTTCGATATATAGCTACTGATCCCGCAGATAGAACAAGAAGTGTTGCTGGGGTTGGTGTTATGGTCGCTCTTGTAGGAGATGTCTTTATTACAAACGCCCATCACTTTGATGAGTATTTTCTCACTTTTGACAGAATCTCTTTCATTTATTGTAACGAAAATTGCAAAGAAACTATGGTTGAGGCTATGCCTAAGACGTTTGTGTATGATAGAGATAAAGATATAGTAGTTTTCCAACTTAAAACTAGGAAACATAAATCAGTATTACACTTTATACCTTT